TTAAATAATATAATAATCGAGGTTTATTATTTTCTGCTAATAAAGGCATACCGTAAAATACTAATGCCATTAAAACATCTTCAAAAAACATTTCAGCAGTAGCTGGTCTAGCTACATATTCAAGAAAAAAAGTATTAGGTGGAGCATCTTCCATACTAAACTTAGTTAAACCATGCAAAGCACCTTTTGATCCTTGATTATCTACTGTTCCTGATATGTCATAACTATCACAGCCGAAAGCACCTATGTGCTCGTTACCTGGGCTTTTAATACCGTTTTTTATAAAATAATTATTTTGTAATTCAAGCGGTGGTACCCATGATATATTAAACCTACCTGTTTTATCTGGATAAAATTTTACTTTCGTATCTTTTATACCATCTTCCCAAACAAAACTACCTTGTATAGGTTTAGGACTTATTTCATTAAAGTCTATTTGCTCGTATATTTTAACTAAATTAAATATACTGTTTTTAGTTTCATCTCTGAAAGCATGTTCTTCAGTTCTTGGAAACTGTCTATAAAACTCGTTTAAAGCATCTTGATCATTTTTTAAACCATCTGCTTCGTTTTGCCAATGCGATATAACTCCTATATCTATAGTCTCTCCATACGGTCCCGTAACTTCTGTATCTGGCGTTTCGAATACAGGTAATCCATAAGAATCAATGAATCCTTCGTAGTTCCATTCCATAGGTATGAACAAACTATATAGTCCCGAGCTAGTCTGTCCATTGCGGTTTCTTTTTGTGACGTCTGAATCATCGTATAATTTTTTAAAGTTATCACCACCTTTGTCTAAAGCGTTTGATGTTGATCCCATCATACACTTACCTATAACTCTACTACCTAATCTTAATGTCGTCTTTGTGACCCTCCAGTTGTTGAGGATGTTGTTCGGCCGCTCCCACTTCCCCGACTCATCGTGGACGAGGAGTTTAAGTTTCTCTCCATCGTAGGAGTTATCACCTGTGTTCTTCCAGTCGATGGTGGTGTCCAAACCCGTGAGCTCCTCGGGCCTTTCACTCGTACTCGTGATTTTACGTCTAGTAAGTCTGGATGCTGGTACACGATAGGCCAATTCGGTTTTTGGTCGATCCATACCATCTTGTATCGGTTTGAAAAAGAACGGATAGTTAACGGATATTGGAACGACCTTATCAGTAAACATTTTTTTTGCATCAGGCCCAGACTTGGATAATATTCCAAACCTAGCATCGCTTGATATGGTTGCCATGTTAACAGCTTCCCCTGATGCCATAAAGGAGAACCCAGATCTTCTATTTTTAAGATAGCACATTCCGTAACATCTGGAATCCGCTTTACAAGCTTCCCAGAAAATGTAGAAAAGTCTGTTTGCTTCCCTAAAGTCTGGGTTGCCAACGTCAATCTTACTCCACTGCAAGTACATATAGTGAGTGCCAGTAATATAAGTAGGCTTGTCTTTGTTATAAAACCAAAAGCCTTCTTCACGTTTTTTAAATTCATCATCAATATAATCTTCGTATTTATCTTTAAAACTTTGAGGATATTCTCTCCAATCAAATATCGTGTTTATTCTTTTTAGCTGATCTGGTATAGGTGTTACTTCCCACTTATTGTTTTTAAACTTATGTGTTTGTTTAGGTTGTTTAGGTAAAGCTATTTTTAGATTTTGTATTTGATATACTTCACCTATCATACCTGTTGTAGATATAACTATAACATCATGCTCTTTGTTATATCCATACTTCCATTTTTTAGATTTATTTAAACGCTTGATCGTATTGATTTTAATAGGATCTATTACTTTATATAACTCCATTATCTTGACCTTCTTTCAGCAAAGCCAGTAAATGACTTAGTTTTATCTTGTTTAGGTTTATCTTCTAATATAGATTTTTCTTCTTCAATACGGTTCAGTATTTCAAAAGCATCGAATATAGCTAGTTTTTTAGTTGCAGCTGCGTTTTTTAATCTATCAGCACTAACATCATCTTCACTGTCAATTATTTTTTCTTTAGCAACTTTAATTAATTCATCAACAGCTTTGTAACCAGCTTCTATTATGTTTGCTTTTTTCTTCTTCGGATCCATATTCAATTGTAATAAAATGTTCTAAAACTCTATATAATTTTTCGTTGTCTATAGTAAACTCGTATTCGCTGCTAGGTCTAAAGCCAACTAACTTACCTTCATGTTTACCGTATTTAACAACACCCATTAACTCTTTGTCGATAGGTTTAACAAAACAATAACCATCTATGGCTTTCCATTTATCATTTCTTTTGTAAGCGTATATTTGATCTACGTTTACTTTGTATAAATTATCATTTATCCAATTGGTACTGTTTCGTTCATTACCTTTAGCATCGTGCCACCTTCTAAACACATTATGATGTATTATAAGTGTATCGCCAATTTTAATTTTAGTTTTAAAATAACTTGGTAATCCAACTACAATAGCCTCTCTACTTATATATTGATGATTAAATATTTCACTATTTAATATCAACTCTTTATCTTTTACTTTTTTAGTATTATTGTATCTTGAGGTTTTTGGTTTTACTAAAAAGTAAAAAGTACCCTTCATTAATACTCTAAGTTATATTCAATAGATACTGCCATGTTCTTATTGAAGTCTTTCCAAGGTATAACGTCTTTACCCTTTTGAATAAAAACACTAAACTTATCTTGAGACTCAACTATATCGCATATCATGTGGCCACCATAAACTTCTTGACCTACAGAATAATGCATAGCATCATTTTTGTAATCTCTACCGATACTAATTTTTCTTATTAACTTTGCCATCTCCCATAGGTGTTAATGCTCCGTCTTGTATATTAACGTTGACTTTGCCGTATTTTTTTTGTAACACTTCATTAAAACCTTGTAGCTCTGCTCTACACTTAAAAGCGTAGTTAGCAGCTTCTAGTTTCTGCATTTCAATGTTACCTAACTGTAGTTGAGACTGATTTATAGCTTGGACAATGCCTTGCATTTCCTTTAACTCTTTATCAGTAATTTTTGTTGCTTTTTTATTTGCCATAATTTTTAAATTTAATTAGATTTCTTTTTTTATATATCACTCAATTGTCACACTTTTTACTTTTTATTTGGTGGATTATCGATAAACCAGTTCTTATAACACTCACGTTTCATTAGTATATAATTTAAGTAAGCATCTATTTTTCCTTTCCAGTCTTTGTCTACAGCTGGATTTATAATACCTGATTTAGGATTAGAAAAAGTTTTATTAATATATTTTTTACCTATTGCTTGATTATAAAACAAATGGTTATTAATACAATAAAAAGATCCTTTTTGTATATTATTCCAAACATCTATTGGTTGCGTGTATTTACCTAACACAACAGCGTATGCACAACTTTCACTAATATGNGTTGTATATACGTTTTCAGCTTTTTGTAAATAGTANTACATGTTACACTCTCTAGGTAGTATACACTCTTCACCAAAAAAATCTTTTAACTCACCTATTATTTGATGAGTTGTTATAGGATGTGGTTTAAAATAAACATCCTCACCATGTTGTTTTTTAATATATTTTAATTTATTTAAACAAACATTTTCACGAACCTTGTTTGATCCAGGTAATATAACTATGTTGTTTTTAAAATCGTAAGACTTACTAACATCTTTTCTGTCTTTGTATTTATTGCTATCACCACTTACAACTTTGTTAATTAAATAACTAGCGTAGTCTACTTCTGGAAAGTTAGGTTGCTTTTTATCGTACCAAGCATCTATTAACTGTTCGTTTCTTAACTTGTAATTTAAAGGTTGTAAATAAAAACTACCAGCATACTCTGTATACGCTAGTGTTCTAAAGTATGGCATCTCTTCAGCCATAACATCATAGCTTGAAGCAATACCTGCTTCGCTACATCTTCTCTTTAAGTAACCCTCAACTTGTTCAAGGTCATAAAGGCTATTGCTTTTTTGTAAAGGACCTATGCGTTTGTCTAGCTCCTTTTTATTAAACATTTCCATAAAATTTAATTTGATTATTGATATTATATTAGTTACACGTTTCTACGCTTTTCTACCTACCGTCACCAAAAGGCTTATTACCAAGCTGTCCATACTTGTCTGTAGCAAAAACTTGCGTATTCAAATCATCAGGTAAACCATACCAACCAGTAGTTGTAGAGAATCCAGTGCTAAAACTAGTTGTTGTTGTAAACACAGTAGTAGTATTAAATGTAGTAGTAGTACTAAAAGTAGTAGTTGTCGACGTACTAGTGTTAAATACAGTTGAAGTTGCTGTGCTTGTATTAAATGTGGTAGTAGTACTTGTACTAGTGTTAAACACCGTCGTAGTATTTACATTAGTAGAAAAAGTTGTAGTAGTAGACCTATCAGTATTAAACGTAGTTGTTGTGCTAACGTTAGTAGAAAAAGTTGTAGTAGTAGATCTAGTAGTACTTCTGCTAGTTGCAAATGTAGTAGTTGTTGTTGTTGACGTATTATAGTTAGTAATAGTAGCAGTGCTAGTATTAAACGTAGTTGTTGTGCTTTTACTAGTTGCCGTACTTGTATTAAATACAGTTGCTGTTGCTGTGCTTGTGTTAAACACAGTAGTTGTTTGCGTGTTAAACACTGTTAACGTAGGTTTAGTAGTAATTGTACTTGTGTTAAACGTTGTAGTAAAAGTTGTAGTAGTTTCTTGTTGAGTTGGTAATGATTCATCGCCTGCAGCGGTATTTCTACTTGTGCTAAATGTTGTAGTAGTAGTGAAAACAGTTGATGTAGTATAAGATGTTATTGTTGTGTATACTGTAGTTGTACTTCTACTTGTGCTAAACGTTGTTGTTGTATTTCTATTAGTACTTATAGTTGTTGTTCTAGTAGTAGCTGTTGTTCTACTGGTATTAAATGTAGTAACTGTTGCTGTACTTGTATTAAATGCGGTACTTGTAGTATAGGCGGTCGTTGTACTTCTACTTTCTAAAGTGCTTCTAGTTGTAGCAAATGTAGTAGTAGTATTTTTATTTGTACTTATAGTAGTTGTTCTACTTGTAGCTGTGCTTTTACTAGTATTGAAAGTAGTAACCGTAGCAGTACTAGTATTGAACGTAGTTGACGTAGTATACACAGTAGTAGTACTTCTACTTTCAGTAGTATTCCTATTTGTAGAAAACGTGGTAGTAGTAGATTTACTAGTTGATCTACTAGTGTTAAAAGTAGTCGTAGTACTTTTACTTGTAGAAAAAGTAGTTGTAGTACTTCTTGATGTAGCAAAAGTAGTTGTATATACTGTTATAGTTGTAGTACTTGTGTTAAAAGTAGTACTAGTTGTATATACAGTATTTGTAGTATATATAGTGCTCGTACTTCTACTAGTGCTAATAGTTGTTGTCCTACTAGTTGAAGTTACGGTACTAGTGTTAAACGCCGTGGTTGTGCTTCTACCTTCAGTTGTACTTCTCTGTTCAGTAGTGTTTCTACTAGTAGAAAAGGTTGTTGTTGTTGATCTAGTAGTAGATATAGTTGTTGTTCTACTAGTTGTAGTAGATCTACTAGTATTAAAAGTTGTACTAGTTACATAAGTAGTTGTCGTGTTTCTACTTTCACCTGTACCTCTACTTGTAGCAAAAGTTGTAGTAGTTGAATATGCTGTTACTGTATTTCTGCTCTCACCAGTGTTTCTTGATGTATTAAAAGTAGTAGTAGTATTATAAGCTGTTGTAGTATTAAAAGTAGTAGTAGTGTTATATGAAGTAGTTGTATTTCTACTTTCACCAGTGTTTCTACTTGTACTTCTAACCGATACAAAATTAGTCTCTCTATCTGTAGTTCTAGTTGTATTAAACGTTGTACTAGTAGCAAAAGCTGTACTATATGCAGTAGCTGTAAACGTATTCGTATTACGAGATGTTGCTGTGTTTCTACTAGTACTTGGCATTTTACAATACTTTATTAATTATTGGAACAACAACGCTACCACCTTCTTTTAATAAAGATGAGTAATGTGTTTTTAAATTATTTTTTATTTCACTTGTATAATCACTAGGCCAGTGATGACATTGCACTATTATAAGATCGTATTTTTTAATACTATCATACGTAGACATGTCTGATGTATGAGTTACGGTTATACTGTTATCTATATAATCTACATAGTCTATTAAATCTTGATTATCATCTACAACATCTAAGCTTGTTACGTTTTTATTTTCTACGATATATTGAGCTTTATAACCACCATGTATACCTATCATTAATACATCACCCCATATTACATTTTGCCAACAAGTCCAATAAGCACATTTACTACTATCACCAAAGTAACAAGAAGCTTCAGTATCTAAATTATGATACTTTGCTCCGTCTTCAAACGTAATAGTAGCTGCGTCTGGTTTAGTTTTACTATCATCAAATTCACAAACTTGACTTGTTTTTGTTACAGTAAAACCTGAACCGTTATGTACATTTATTAAGTTTTCATCTACTATCATATCATTTTATTTTATGGTTCACCAAATCCTCCATCACCACCGCACGATAATGCACCTGTTACTCTACCAGCGTTACCTACTGTTATTTGGAAGTCTGCACCACCGATAGCACTATCACCTATACCGTAGTTACCTTGACTTAGAGCTGATGTACCACTTGAGTTGGTGTATAAGAAGTCATTAACTTGAAATACATTTGCTGAGCTATTACCACTACCAAGTACTCTATAAACCGCAGCTGCTAATCCAGCGCTACAAGAGAAGAAGCTAAACGTTTGTTGATTTGTTCTATATCTTAGTTGAGTTGCTGAAGCTGTGTTATATACAGTTGTTGTGTTGAATACTGTGAAATAAGTTGTACTAGTAAATCTACTTGTGTTTCTAGATGTTGTTGTATTTCTACTTGTGTTATAAGTAGTATCAAAGTCTGTATCATTAGATACATCAACATTAGTATTAAACGTAGTACTTGTTGTATAAGCTGTACTAGTTGATCTACTTTCACCTGTATTTCTACTTGTACTAGTATTTCTACTTTCACCTGTACTTCTAGAAGTATTAAATGTTGTGCTAGTAGTGTAAGATGTAGTTGTATTTCTTGACTCAGCTGTACTTCTACTAGTATTGAATGTAGTAGTAGTATTGTAACTAGTTAACGTACTTCTAGTTTCTGTAGTGTTTCTACTTGTACCAAACGTAGTAGTTGTTGTAAACGTCGTTGTTGTACTAGTATTAAATGTCGTTGTTGTTGACCTTGTAGTATTAAACGTTGTAGAAGTAGTGTATGTTGTTGTGGTAGTATATATGGTGCTTGTACTTCTACTAGTACTAAATGTTGTAGTAGTAGTAAATACAGTTGTAGTACTCGTATTAAATACAGTACTTGTGCTTCTACCTTCAGTTGTATTTCTACTCTCTGTTGTATTTCTTGAAGTAGCAAATGTAGTCGTTGTACTCTTATTTGTTGTTCTACTTGTATTGAAAGTTGTTGTAGTAGTAGTACTAGTGTTATATACAGTTGTAGTAGATCTACTAGTTGCAAACGTAGTTGTAAACACAGTTGTTGTTGCGGTACTAGTATTAAATACAGTGTTTGTAGTATATACAGTTGTAGTAGATCTTGACTCAGTTGTATTTCTACTTGTTGCGAAAGTAGTTGTGGTACTACGAGTTGTATTAAACGTCGTGGTCGTATTAAACACAGTAGTTGTACTTGTGTTATACACGGTATTTGTAACAGTACTTGTATTAAAAGTAGTTGTTGTACTATATGTAGTTGTTGTACTTCGAGTTTCAATTGTATTTCTACTAGTAGCAAAAGTTGTAGTTGTGCTACGAGTAGTGTTAAATGTTGTCGTTGTATTAAACGTTGTTACTGTACTAGTGTTATAAACAGTGTTAGTAACTGTACTAGTATTAAATGTAGTTGTAGTACTTCTACTTTCTGATGTACTTCTTTGTTCTATTGTATTTCTACTTGTTGTTGTAGCTGTAGAAGTATTATAAACAGTTGTTGTTGAGCTTACATATTCTGTTAATGTAACTATAGATGTAGTTCTAGATGTGCTAAACGTAGTTGTATATACAGTATTAGTTTCATGAGTAGTAGAAATTGTTGTTGTTCTACTTGTACTAACAACAGTGTTAGTTGATATACTAGTTGGTACTGTAGTTCCAAAGCTTGTAGTAGTAGACCTAGTAGTAGCAAACGTTGTGGTTGTACTTCTTGACGTTGCAAAAGTAGTCGTGGTACTTCTGCTTGTATTAAAAGTAGTATTAAAAGTTGTCACAGTTGCTGTGCTAGTATTAAATACTGTTATAGTTGCTTTGGATGTGTTAAATACTGTTATTGTAGCTGTTGACGTATTAAATACAGTATTAGTTGTTCTTGAAGTAGATACAACTGTAGATGTTGATTTACTAGTAGCAAATGTTGTTGTTGTGTTCCTAGAAGTGCTAAACGTAGTGGTTGTTGACCTCGTAGTATTAGTTGACCTCGTGGTACTAGTTGACCTCGAAGTACTTGTTGATCTAGTAGTGTTATTAGCAGTACCGGTGCCCCAAAAATCTATTCTGTTCCACAACCAGTTCATGTTACAATTTTATGGTGCAGGATACGCGTCAAAGTTCCCTACATAGTTAATTAATACTTTGTTTGAAGCTAATACTAAATACGATACTACAGCTATACCATTTGCTGTTGTGTCCCATGTAATAAAACTACCACCAGGTGTATAAGCTACAGAATCAATAGAAGCTCCGTTAAAACTACTTACACTACTTGGATTAATACATATTACGTTTCCTGCTTTACCAATGTTATCACCTAGATTACTCCAAAATAATTGATTTGAACCATTAATAAAAGTTAAAGTATAATTATTAGTACCTGCATTCAGATCAACCGTAAAGTTATTAGAAATTCCGCCAGTACCGTTTATAGTTGTAAAGCTAGACTCATGAAAAGTAAAATCTCCTTTAACAAGGGTATCTGATAAAAATTGTATAGGCATATGTATTATATTTAAAATAATACTGACGACACCGAAGTGCCGCCGTATTTAATTATTGTTATGAGTAACTTACAGATCCAGCAGTTGATCCTTTGATCGAAGTAATTAAAACTTCTATATCATTTGAAGGAGCTGCGGCAAAAGTAATTTTAACTTTACTCGTTGATGCACTGTTTGATTTATCTGTTCTAGCAACATCAGCAAAAACTGTTTCTTTTGAGCTTGAATCAAATAACTGAACAATCACATCTTCAGTACCTAACGAGTGTGTAATTTCTGCGTATAGGTTAGATGCAAAAGTAGAATCAGATACGTCGATTGTAGCATGTACAGATTTAGCTGCAAGTTTATCAGGATTAATAGCTTTTGTAGTATTAGTACCTGCTTGAACTTCTGCTGCCGAAGCAAAAGATAATTGAGTATTAGTGTCAGTAGCAGTGATTGTTAATGTATCACCTGACATTGCAGTAGTAACATTTGTGCCACCTGCAATTGTAAGTGTATCACCTGGACTTATACCAGTTGATCCTGAATCACCAGCTACATTTGTATTTGCTACTTCAAAATCAATTGTTCCATCACTATCTTGATATGTAGCACTTACATTTGTTTCAGTATTACTCTGAACCATTTGACCTACAATATCTTGAACTTGCTCTGTACTTAACTGAGTGTTAGTATCAGTTGCTGTTATAGTAAGTGTATCACCACTAACAGATGTAGTAACGTTACTACCACCTGCTATAGTTAATGTATCACTTGTTGTATCAGCAACCGCAGTACCAGAGTCTGATGCTACGTTTTTAAATACTAATTGATCACCTGTGTTAGTACCAGAGTTAGTACCTGTAATATCACTTGTAAAAGCAACAGTACCACTAGCATTTTGTAATGTTATTGTTCTGTCAGCTGTTGGATCAGTAATAGTTAAAGTAGTCTCATGATCATCAGATGTAGCACCTTCAAACACTATAGCATTTTGCGCTTGCATTGTAACTGTGTCAACTTGAGTAGTTGTACCAGCTACATTTAAGTTTGGTACTAATAATGTACCAGTTGAAGGATTATATCTTAATGCTCCAGTATCATCTAATAAACCGTTTGACTCATTATGAAATACTACTGGAAAGTTTGTATTAGCATTACTAT